CTATTGTGTTTTAACCATGACACTTCTTAGATATTATACACATTTAATCAAAGTTTGACATAACATTAAAATTTTGATATAATAACAATGTGAGATAAAGAAAAGGAGAGTATTAAAAATGCAAGAAGAAAGTAATGTTATCACAACAGAATCTAATCCTCTTGAAGTTAATATTCTTAAAAAGTTAGATTATAACATTAAGAACGCAAAGGAGCGTGTAGAACTGGTAGATAAATTACTTCTTAATACGCCTCCTGAGACATTAACTAATAGAGTATTAGAAAAATTAGCCGATTATATTGTTTTACAAATGGATAAAGAAGAGAGAAAAGAGAAGAAGATATTAACTGCTAATAGACTAACAACAGTTAATAAGAGAGAGACTTCTTATCAAGGTATGGCTGATAAACTTGAAAATGGTGAAGATGGAATTTATGGAATGTTATCTGATTTAGGTAAAGCTGTTCTATTGACACCTAAAATTGAAATTACAGAAGAAGACCTTGAAGATATTCCTAATTTAAAAGAACTTGTTGAAGAGATTGAAGAAGTTGAAGAGTTGCAAAAACAGGCAACAGGTAGAGATAAATATATTTTAAAGAAACAACTTATTCAGATGCGTCAACAGCAATATATTCTTAAAGAAGAGTACAGAAAACCTAACCGCGGCAAGCATGTTGCAAAAACTTTATATTCCATTTCGCTTGAAGAGAATATTACTATTGATGACAAAGGTGAGCCAGTAAGTGACGGTTTAATTAACTTCTTTAATCCTTTACACATTTCTGCTCTATTGAGAAACTATTCTGATTTAAAAGAGAGCGTCTATGGAAGATTTGATTCTGACCTCTGGTACGTAATGGAAGATTTAGACGAATTAGTTGTCCGAGCACTTGAACCAAAATATCCTATTTACTTAGAAATTTTGATTCTTAAGGTTGATGGAAAAACGAATCATGAAATTCAAGATGAGATTGATGCCAAATTTGGTAAAGTTTATTCTCCAGAATATCTGTCTCATCTTTGGCGCAACAAAATTCCTAAAATCATTTCAGAAAAAGCCAAAGAAGAATATTTGCTTTGGTATTATACAGAAGAAGAATATGGCAAATGGAAAACATGCTCTTGTTGTGGACAAACTAAATTAGCTCATAATCGTTTCTTTTCAAAAAATGGTAGCAGCAAAGATGGTTATTATAGCATTTGTAAAGAATGTAGAAATAAAAAGAATCAAGAAATAGCAGCTGCGAAGAAATAAAGGAGGGATTAAATGGCGGTTACAACAGAGTCGGGTAAGAGGTTTTGTCCTAAATGTTGTAAGACATTAAAAGAGACCGAATTTTATACTCGCAAAAATGGTGAAAAGTCTAACATGTGCAAGAAATGTGAGACTATGCACTTGGATGCTTGGGACCCCGAAACATTCACATGGTTATGTGAGACTTATGATGTTCCTTATATTCCATCTGCGTGGAACAACATTCGAGACAAAGACTTTGCAAAGAATCCTAAAAAATTCAATTCAACAGCAGTGTTTGGAAAATATTTGAGTAAGATGAAACTTAAGCAGTGGAAAAATTACACTTGGGCAGACACTGAAGAGTTGATGAAAGCAGAAGAGGCTGCAGCGCAGGCTCAAAAAGAAGATTTTAAAAAGCAACAAGAGCAAGTTGAAAAGAGCTTCAAAGAAGGCACAATTACAGAGGCTGAATATCAAACTTACCAAGATGCAGTAAAGCAAAAGGAGGAGTTTGAAGAGCGACAAATTGAAGAAGCACAAAAAGCGGCTTGCAAGGCCCGCCAAACAATTCAAGAGCAGATAGATGAGAACAATAGAAAACATATTCCAAATTATTTTGAGGAACTGCCTTCCTCTCGTTTCTCTGCTATTGATGCTAATAATATGTTGGCGGGACCTTTTTCGGAGGTTTCTAAGATTGAACTTCCTGACCTCACAAAAGATTTGACAGATGAAGATAAGAAGATGTTACTCTTGAAGTGGGGTAGAGATTACTCAATGAACGAATGGATTGATTTAGAGAAAAAATATAATGAGATGACTGAATCTTTTGATATTAGAGATTCAGACTCTAAGTCAGCTTTAATTCTTATTTGCAAGACTGAATTAAAATTAAATCAGGCTTTAGATAGCGGCGACTATGAAGGCTACCAAAAACTTAGTCGAGTTTATAATGATTTGAGAAAGTCTTCTAAGTTTACTGCCGCGCAAAAGAAAGAAGAAGAAAAAGAAAATTTTGATTCGATTGGCGCTCTTGTTCGTTGGTGCGAAAAAGAAGGGGGCGCAATTCCGAGATATGAAATTAAAGCTCCTTATGATATAATAGATACCATTATTACCGACCTTAAAGATTATAATTATCATTTGTTTGCTGATGACCCTACGATGGCAGACGCTATGGAAAATTATTTGATGAAGAAAAAAGTGCAAGAGGAAGAAAAGAAAGACAGACAAGAGGAAAAGAAGACTGGTGTTAAAAAAACTTTAACAGATGATGATTTTGTGGTTGAAAAAGAAAGACGAGCAGAAGAGGCTCAAGAAGATGCTCAAAGGGTGGGAATATGAGTTTAGAAGCGATTTTACACCAATCCCATCAAAGAGAATTTAAAAAAGAAGGTATGTCTGAAGAAAGGTTGCGAGAGATTCTTCCTGAAATGAGGAATCTCATCGCTTTTTTTAGGGAATATCCAGATATTTTCGTGGACTTTGTGAAGGGTCCTGAATCGAAGTTTAAATTCTACACCTATCAGCGCATCTTTTTGCGTGCAGCATGCCGACACCGCTATTTTTACGGTACCTTTCCCCGCGCATTTAGTAAGTCCTTTTTGACGGTATTGTTGCAGATGATTCGTTGCACCCTTTACCCTGGTATTGACGTATTCGTTTCCACCGGAGGCAAGGAGCAGGCGGCATCCATTACGCTGCAAAAGGTTAGTGAGATTGAAAGCCTAATACCAGCTTTTGCAAATGAAATTAACCATGAACGAGGAGCTTCAAAAACTTCAAAAGATACTGTCAGTTATGTTTGGAAGAATGGTTCTAAATTAGGAAATATGCCGGCCACTGAAACTTCCCGCGGTCAACGTCGTACAGCGGGCGTTCTTGAGGAAGCGATATTGATTGACCAAGACGCGTTGAACGAGATCCTGATTCCTACGATGAATGTTGATAGGCTGCTTCCTGATGGAACCAGGCATCCAGAAGAAATTATTAACCAAAGTCAGGTTTATATTACAACAGCCGGATTTAGAGAGTCTTTTGCCTTTAAAAAACTTAAAGAATTGTTTGTTCGCGGTGCTATTGACCAAGATGAAGTAATGGTAATGGGCGGAACTTATCAGATTCCTGTTAAAGAAGGCTTGCTAAAAGAAACCTTCGTAGATGACTTAAGAAGTCAGGACACTTTTCGAGAAGAGAGCTTTGATAGAGAATATAATAGTAGATGGAGTGGCGCAAGTGAAGATGCTTTCTTTACTCCTGAAATTATTGATAAGAATAGAGTTTTAAAGCAAGCAGAAACAACAGCTTCAGAGAGAAAAGGAAAACATGGATATTACATAATGAGTGTCGATGTTGGACGATTCGGATGTACCACTGAAGCCTGTATTTGGAAAATAAATCCGCAAGAGTATGGTCAAGATATAAAAAATTTAGTAAATATTTATAGCTTTGAGGCCGAACATTTTGGTATTCAGTCTATACACTTGAAACGCTTGTATTATCAATATAAATGTCAGTCAATGGTGGTCGATGGCAATGGTGTTGGTGCTGGTTTAGTAGACTTTTTAGTTATTTCAAATGAGGACCCAGAGACTGGAGACATATTACCTCCTTTTGGTGTTGAAAATGATGACGATGGCAAGTACAAAGCATTCAGAACGCAAGCGACAGAATTAAATGCTTTATATATAATTAAAGCTAATGCCGGCATGAACTCCGAGATGTATTCTTATGCAAAGTCTCAATTAAGCGCCGGAAAGGTAAATTTGTTAATTGATGAAACAGAAGCTAAAACAAATTTACTTGCTACACAAGTTGGTAGAAGCATGTCTACGCCACAAAGATATGCTTATCTTAAACCTTATGCGGCAACTACTACGCTGCGTGAAGAGTTACTCAATTTAGTTGAGTCAACAGAAGGTTTAAATATTGTTTTGAAGCGTTCTTCTAAAAGTATTAGGAAAGATAAATTCTCTGCATTTATTTATGGACTTCATTATGTTCACATACAAGAGGATTTAAAGAAAAGAAGAAAGAAAAGAAAAATGTCTTCTTTAATGTTATTTAATTGATGCGGGAATACCATCCGAGAAGCGGCCAAGTGGGTCCCGCGGACAAAATAGTAGAAACTAAAGATGATATAATTTATTTAATGTAGAAAGGAGTACCTATGTCTTCAAACTTACGACGCTATTGTATTTATCTTCATAGAAACAGAATCAATGGCTTGGTTTATGTAGGACAGACATGTCAAAAGCCAGAAGACAGATGGCGAAAAGGGGCTGGCTATAAAGGGAATACCTTTTTCTTTAGAGATATAAATAATTATGGTTGGGATAATTTCGACCATATTATTTTAGAAGAAAATTTAACAAAGGAAATGGCAGATGAAAGAGAATCGTATTATATAAAATTGTATGATTCTACAAACCCTTTAAATGGTTATAATATAAGAAGTTCTAATGCTTCAGGCTATCATTTTGCAGACCTTTGGAACAATCCTATTGAAAAAGAGAAAATTGTTTCAAAGTTAAAAGAGCAAAGGAATACTCCAGAGTATAAAGAAGCTCAAGGGAAAATGATGGCAAGTAAGTGGCAAACAGAGGAATATAGACAGGCTCAAAAAGCCTCTTGGACTCAAGAGAGACGAGAAAAAACTTCTCAAAGAAATAAAGAGCTATGGAAAAACTCTGAATATAGAAAAAAATGTATGCCAGACCCTCAAAAAGTAAGAGATTTGTGGCAAGACCCTGAATACAGAAAAAGAAGATGTAAAGCTGTTCAATGTATAAATACCGGAGAAGTTTTTGATTCTCTTGCAGCTGCTTCTCGATGGTGTGGTACTAGTGCAAATGCACTATGCACTCATTTAAAAAAGGGAAGTGGAACATCTGGACAGCATCCTGAAACTGGTGAACGCTTATCTTGGCGTTACTATGTTGAGGATAGAAAGGAGGGTTGAGCCACGTGAGAGCATCTCGAGCAGAAATTAAAATAGAAGAAATTTTACAAAGGAATGGCGTAGTTTTTGAAGAAGAATACTCTTTTCCAGATTTGGTAAGTTCAAGAGGTAACCCTTTGCGATTCGATTTTTGTGTATTTGACGATGGTGGCGAAATAGACTTCTTGAT